TGAGCGCGCCAGCACTCGCCAGGGAGAGCTCATAGGTGGCTTCGCCATTATGGCTGCCGACATAGTCCAGCGCAGTCACCTGAAACGGCCCCTGCACGGTGCCAAAGTCCGGCACCACCACCTGGCAGTCCGGCGTCACCCCGTCAAAGAACAGCTGGCGCGCCCGCTCATCGGTGGTTTCATCGCGAAACACCCCCCCGACCCAGAGATCGAGGCAGAGCGCACCCCGGCCCCCGCCAGCAGCTCGCGCCAGCCGCCCTGGCTTTCGAGACTGGTGACATCGACAGTTTCGGCGTTAAAGCTGATCCGCGTGGCCCGCAGCCCCGCCAGTGTTTCAAACTGACCATCGCCGGTCATATCCACCTTGATCAACAGATCCTTGCCATTCTGGGTAGCCATGACAGCGCCCCCTTTCTAACTGAGTGAGTGTATGGGTTGGTATTTGTCTGCAAAAACTGAAACTTAGAGCTCAGCTGTCTTCCACCCGCGCGGCAAAAAGCAGGGTAATGCTGCGACCGCCGTCTTGCAGGCGCTGGGCGCTGGCGCGTTCAAACCAGATTCCCACCAGCCGCCCCCGGCTGAGGCTCAGCGGCGCATCAACCAGCGCATCACAGATCGCGGCGGCGGCCTCCTTGGCGACGATAAAGCCGGCGCTGCTGGTGAAAACGCTGATGGTAAAGCGGTGGCGGGCGCCCTGACCGCTGGCGTCTGAACGATCCAAAACCTCTTCGGAACCCAAAACCGCGTAGATCTGCGGCAGGCTGCCCGTCGGCATGGCGTCAAACAGATCAGAGCCAAGGGCCGCCGTCACCCCGGCATCAGCCGTCAGGTGCTGAAACACAGACTGCTGCAATGCACTGGCCAGCGCATAGGTCATGGCGCCACCTCCTCGATACATTGACAATTTAGATAGCGCCCGCCCGGGTCTGCCTCGCTGACCGCTTCGATGCGGAACAGGCGCTGGCCTTGGCGAAACCGCTGACCGGGGCGCGGACGCGACAGGCTGCCCTGTGGCGTGGCGCGCAGGGTGATCTTGTAGCGCTGCAGGGACAGGCTGCCGCCCTCTTGCCCGGCGGTGCGCCCCGTTTGGGCGCTCAGCTCGGCCCAGACCACCCCCAACGGTGCCCAGCTTTCGCTATAGCCCCCAGCCCCATCGCTGAGCCGCTGCGGGTCTTCCAACAGCAGCCGTCGGCGCAGCTGCGGTGCCAGACTGTGGGTCATGACGTCCCCCCCGCCGAAAGCCGCAAATGACGATAGCGATCAATCAGGCTGACAACGCCAAAGGGCATGCAGCCGCCATGCAGGCCCGTGTCATCGCGGTATGCGTAATAATGGGCCGCCAACATCAACACCGCCTGGGCCAGATCATGGGGCAGCGCCTGCCAGTTGGTGGCCATCCCTGCGGTCAGCGTAATCTCCAGCCGGGCGCCGTTTTCCAGACGCGGCAGCGATCCTGCGCGGGGGTGTAGGCGGGGTTGCTGGCTGTCGGGTTCCACCCAAAAGGTTTCGGGTGCCAAGGCCGAGGGATCGCCTTCAGAATCAAACAGCGTTGCCGAGGTCAGAGTCAGAACCGGGGCCAGCGGCAGCGCCGCCCAGTCGAGCCGCCGCCAACCGGTAATCACCCAGAGGAAATCGCGCTGCAACAGCGCCTTGCCGGTGCGGTTTTCAATCGCCGCCAGAGAGGCCCGCAAAAACCCGGTCAATACACTGTCCTGCAAGTCGTCTTCGCCAAAGCCGGTTCCCAGTCGCAGGTGCGCCTTGAAGGCCTCCAGCGGCAGGGCCGTATCCGGCACCGGTGTCACTTCGCTCAACATCATCATCAACTCCGCGGGCTCAGATCCCCAAGATGTCCCAATCTGGTTCAGCGGGCACGCAAGGCTCTCTGCCGCTCGGACGGAGGGGGAGCAGCTAGACGACAGAAAACCAGGGAATGCGTACCCGCCGGGGAACCGGGCTGCCGGTTCCCCATTCAGCCAAAGCAGTTAGCTCAGGCCGAATTTCAGCAGTTTGATGGCAGCAAAATCGCTGACATCGCCGCCCACCCGTTTGGTGGCGTAAAACAGCACATGGGGTTTGGCGCTAAAGGGATCGCGCAGCACCCGCAGATCGGGGCGTTCCGCAATGGTATAGCCAGCGGCAAAATCACCAAAGGCCAGCGACAGGCTACCCGAGGCGGCATCCGGCATGTCTTCGGCAATCAGCACCGGATAGCCAAGCAGGCGCGCAGGTTCCCCTGCCGCCAGACCGTCGGACCACAGAAAGCGGCCATCCGCGTCTTTCAGCTTGCGCACCAGGCCTGCGGTTTTGGAGTTCATCACAAAGCTGGCGTTGGCGCGATACCGCGCCCCCAGAGCATAGACCAGATCAATGATGGCGTCGCCATCCCCAATGCCACCATCATCCCCTGACGCGACATAGCCAAGGCTTCCCCAGCTCCAGCTGCCATTTTCCACCGTCGGATGGGTCAGAATACCTGTTGGCTTGTCGATGCCATCGCCGGTCAGAAAGGCCGCAGCTTCGGCGCGGGAGAACTTGTCGGCGATGCGCCCGGCCAGCCAGCCTTCGATGTCAAAGGCGCTGTCGTCCAGCAGCCGCTGCGAGGCCTTGGGCAGCGCGCTCAGCTCATGCAGGGCAATGGTGATCCGGTCGATCACCGGCGTGCCGCTCTCCACAGTTGGGTCGGTCTCGGTGGCCCAGCCCGCCCCGGTGTCGCTGTGATCAATCAACACATCGAACGAGGTGGCCTCCACGCTCACCACCGTGGCCACAGCCCGGATCGACGCGGTGGACTGCAGCACAGATTTCACCGTCTCCGAGGTCTGCGGATCCACCAGATAGCCGCCATCACTGTTGACAGTGGTCGACAAGGCCTTGCTTTCAGGCATCAGGCCACGAAGGGCACTGTCGTCGCCGGTCCGGATGTAGCCACAAAAGGCCTTTTGGTGGGGAGCCTGCTCTGCGCTTGCGGCTGCAAGATGCGGGCGCACTGCCCGGTTTGTCTTTCGATCCAGCATGGTCATTCGCTCTTCCGTCTGTTTGAATTTTACTTTCACAACGTCCTGAAACCCTTTGAACTCCCGCAGAAACCCTGACATCGCCTGGGTGACTTCCTGGGTCAAAGGAGCTGCCTGGTTGGCCAAGTCCGGGGTATCCCTCTTAGTCATGTTTTTGTCCTGTTCTGTTCAAGGTTGGGGAAAGAGTCATACGGTTCAGATCGCGGCTGGCCCGGCGCAGATCAGCAGCCAGTTGCCGCAGCTTGCGCTCTTCGGCATCGGATTTCTGGCCCATCACCCGCGCCGTTGGCAGCATCGGAAAGGTCACCAGGGAGACTTCCCAAAGCTCAACCTCGGTGAGCACCCGGCCGCCATCCTCGCCCCTGTGGGCGCGCTTGGTCCGGTAGCCGATCGACAGGCCTTCGATTGCGCCCGCAGCGATCAGCGCCGCCGCTTCGGCCCCGCGTGAAATTTCCGTCAGCAGGCGGCCTTTGACCCAAAGCCCACGCGTGTCTTCGCGCAGCTCTTCCCAGACACCAATTGGCTGGGCGGGATCGTGCTGCCACAACATCTTAACCCGACAGCCTGAGGCCGCGAGGCGCTGCAGCGAGGCGCCATAGGCCCCCGGTGCGACGCGATCTCCGCCCTGATCGGCCTCGCCAAACAGGCTTGCGTACCCCTGGATCACGCTGTCGTCCTGAACCGTCAGCATCTCCCCAAAGCGCGAAAACTTATGTTCAAATCCTGCCTCAACCACCATTGAATAACCTCACTTAACCTGTTGTAAACACGTCAATTCATCGCCAGAAGAGATTGAAATGCCCGTGTCAGTATCACTGCGGCCACGCCATAGACCGTCAGCCAAAGGCGCCGCTCCATCCGCTCCAACAACTGCTCCAGTTGCTGCTGCCGACGTTCAAGTGCCTGCAATTGGATCTCGATGACCTTTTCATGCGCCGACAACCTCAGCCCCGGCGCACAGTCAAACGGTGGCATGGGATATTCAGCCATCCAGCTCGCCCTCGGGCAGCGGTGGCAGGCCAAGCAATTTGCGTTTCTCTGTCTGGCTGAGGAAATCCGCAGCCGAGACCCGCTGCCATTGCCGCTCACGCTCTTCGGAGAGCGCTGAGACTTGATCAAGGTCGGGCTTTAGTTCGATGATTTCATTGCCAAACCCAGAGAGCCATTCAGACAGTCCCGCCGCAATCCGGGTCACCAGGGGCACCACGGTCAGGCGATAGAAGGCCCGGTTTGCCTCCTGGTAATTGGAATAGGCCGTGTCACCCGGCAGGCCCAACAGCATCGGCGGCACCCCAAAGGCCAGGGCAATTTCACGCGCCGCGGCTTCTTTGGTCTTTTGAAACTCCATATCCGAGGGCGAAAACCCCATGGGTTTCCAGTCCAACCCGCCCTCCAGCACCATGGGTCGCCCGGCATTTCGTGCGCCTTGAAAGTTGGCCTCGACCTCTTCGCTAAGGCGGCGAAACTGGTCATCTGACAGGCTGCCCTGGCCATCGGTCCCGGCCCAGACCAGCGCCCCGGACGGGCGTGCTGCATTGTCCAAAAGCCCCTTTGACCATTGTGAGGCTGCGGAATGCACATCCAGCGACAGCGCCGCCGCCTGCAGCGGTGCCAACCCGTAGTGATCATCCTGCGGGTGGAAGTTTTTCAGATGCAGCACTGCGGTCCGACTATCTTCGCAGGCAAAGCGGTGTTTGCGCCCCCCCACAGTATAGTCATAGGCCTGTGGCCAGCCGTCGGGA